TCCATCATTTTGTCGCCACCAGCCCGAACCAGCCTGGACCAGCGCCAACTGGCCATGACCAGCCAAGACTGGAAACGATGGTGCCTGACCATGCCGGCTCACTAGCTGGACTTGTGGGGGACATGGCCCAGAAGGTACTTGGGGTCACTTTGATGCCGTGGCAACTGCATGCTCTTGAGGGGATGCTTGCTGTTGACGCTGATAACAAGTTTGTGCATCGCTCGAGCCTTGTGTCGGTTGCGCGTCAGAACGGCAAGACCACAATCATCCAGGCGCTCATCTTGTTTTGGCTTGTGGAAATGCCAAAGATACGTGGCGGTAAACAGACCGTGGTATCTGGAGCTCACCGACTAGACCTTGCGTGCTTGCTTTTTGATGATCTAGCACCAATCCTTGAAGAGTATTACGGCGCCAAAATTGTGAAGTCTTACGGCCGTTATCAGGCCACGATGCCAGACGGCAGCAAGTGGTGGGTCAAAGCGTTAAAGCCAAACCAAGGTCACGGTATGAGCATTGACCTAGTGATCGTGGACGAATTGTTTGACGTCAACCCTGACTCGGTTGAAGGCGGACTGTTGCCGGCACAGCGCGCACGAAAAAATCCCTTGGCGTGTTTCTTCAGTACAGCTGGTACCGAGGAATCGGTACTTTTCCAAAGGTGGCGAGAGGCGGGCATTCGAGCCATTGACAAAGGTGAGCCGTCCACGATGTATATGGCGGAATGGTCTCCCGACCCGAGCCTTGACCCGCTGCATCCAGCGTCATGGGCGTGGGGTAACCCAGCACTTGGTTACACGTTGGACATGGACACGATTAGGCAAGAATCAACCAACCCCGATCGGGCGTCGTTCTTGCGCGCATCCCTAAACCTTTGGGTGAGTGTTGTGCGCGGTTGGATTGAGCCTGGGCGTTGGCCGTCCCTTGAGTACACAGGGGACATCCCTAGCGGTGGCGTTGTAGCGATCGAGTCTTCGCTGGACGACTCCCGATACAGCGCAACCAGATGCGTCAACCTGTCAGACGGTCGAGTGCTCGTAACCGTGGCATTCATCGCCGAATCAATTACAGAGCTGTGGGACAACGTGCAAGAACTAGCCAAAGACCCAACGATCAGGTTCGCTCTGTCGCCAACCGTGGACGCCACCTGCCCACCGAACATTGAGCGCCGCCGTGTCGTGGTCGGTTATGCAGAACTTGGACGGTTTACACCGCTTGCCAAAAACATGATCGCCGAGGCGCGACTGTTGCACACGGGAGAAAAACTGCTTGCCGAACACGTTCAGCGCGCCGTTGCTGTTCGCACCGACAACACAATCGTGCTATCAAGCAAGCGATCACCTGGCCCAATTGAGTTAGCGCGAACAATGGTCTGGGGTATTGGCATGTGTGCCCGTCCAGTCAACTCGGGTAAACCCATGCTTGTCGCGGTAAATAACTAAGATAAACGCGGCGACCGCGCACCTTGCCTTTTGTCGGAATCGGATAAGTCATGCGCGGTTGCCACTTATATGACAAAGTAGGAACATGGCGATCTTTAACAAAACCCGTAAAGCAGCAATAAGCCCAGCGCCTAGCGTGGCAGCTGCGGTCGCTGGCGGTTACACAAGTAACGCGCAAGGCGTAAGCATGATCGGCCAGTATTACAGTTACCAAGAAGGCGAAGCACGCAACCGTGCGATCAGCGTTCCAACGATTAACCGCGCTCGAGATTTGATGGCGTCGGTCATTGGCTCAATGCCGTTGCGCTCATACAACGAGTTTTGGAACGGCGAAGAAATGGAAAGCATTTACATTGCTCCACGTTCATGGTTGCGCCGACCAGACCCAACCGTGCCGTATCAGTTCATCATGTCTTGGACTCTTGATGACCTAATGATGTTTGGACGCGCGTTTTGGTACATCACATCGCGCACCGCTGACGGCTACCCTGCCACGTTTACTCGACTGCCTGCCGGCTCAATTACCACAACCGACATGGTTGGGCCAGTCTGGTTTGCACCGTCTAAAGAGGTTTACTTTAACGGCGGAATGCTAGACCCAACAAACCTTGTGCAATTCCTATCGCCAGCGCAAGGCATGATCTACTCTGCACCAGGCGCAATTGAAACTGCGCTAAAACTTGAAGCAGCGCGCAATCGCAACGCATCGTCAAGCATTCCAGCAGGCGTACTTAAGCAAACTGGTGGCGAACCATTGAGCGCGCAAGAGTTGGCTGATTTGGCTAGCGCGTTTAACGCCGCTCGAGCAACTAACCAGACTGCAGCGCTTAACGAGTATTTGACATACACGGAAACAAACAGCACGCCTGACAAGATGCTGTTAATTGAAGCATCGCAATATCAAGCGCTTGAAATGTCACGTTTGGCAAATGTTCCGCCGTATTTGGTAGGCGTTGCAACTGGCGCATATTCGTACCAGTCATCCCAGCAAGCGCGCGCCGATCTTTACTTATTTGGCGTCAAGTTGTATGCCGATGCAATTGCAAGCGCGCTGTCAATGGACAACGTGCTACCGCGCGGAACGTATGTTGAGTTTGACGCCGATGAATACCTAGAAGAAAACTTTATGGCCGACCGCGCAGACGACGAAGTAATTGTTAGAGAAAACACACAAGAGGAGTTAGCAAGATGATCAAACTAATCGCAGGAGAGTTCACGCTTGACGCTGCCAAAGGCGACGCACCACGCCGCACCATCAGCGGAGTAGCCGTTCCATACAACGTGCCGGCAGTAGTCAGCGACGGCACAGCTGTGATCTTTCGCCCAGGCTCATTGCCAGTCGAAGGCAAAGCCCCACGCCTGTTCATGTATCACCAAGCCGATATGCCAGTCGGCATCGTGCTGGAAAGAGTGTCAACCGATGACGCAATGCTGTTTACTGCCAAGATCAGCGCAACTACCCTAGGCAATGACGCGTTGGTTATGGCCTTAGACGGCACCATTGACCAAGTATCCGTTGGCGTAAATCCGACCAAGTTCTCGTATGACGAAGAAGGCACAATGATCATTGAGTCAGCCGACTGGATGGAATTGTCCCTAGTTCCGATTGGCGCTTTTGGCGATGCAGCAAACATCACCAAAGTCGCAGCGAGTATCCACCAAGAGCCCGAAGAAGTAGTGTTAAATGAAGAAGTAACCCCAGTAGAGGAGAAACCAGAAATGTCCGAAGTAAACGAAACCGCAGTCGAGGCAACCATCCCTACTGCACCAATTTATGCACAGGCCAAGCGCAAGTTTGATTTGCCAACACCAGGCGAATACCTCGCAGCAATGCACATCGGCGGAGAAACTTTCCGCAACGTTGCAGCAGCCGCACGCGAGTTTGCAATCTCAAAGCAGTCAGCACTTCAAGCAGCTGCAGGCGATGTACTTACCACGGACACACCTGGTCTTTTGCCAGTACCAGTCCTTGGGCCAGTATTTGATGACTTGAACTACATCCGTCCAGTAGTCACGGCAGTTGGCGCTCGCGCAATGCCAGACGGTGGACAATCAAAGACATGGATTCGCCCAACTTGGACGACCCACACCTCGGTAGGTTCACAATCAGAACTTGGTTCAGCATCAGCAACCACGCCAGTAATCGCGTCGAATGTTGTTACCAAGACCACGCTTGCCGGTCAAGTTACTTTGTCAGTACAAGACATCGACTTCACTTCACCTGCAGCAATGGAAATCATTTTGCGAGACCTCGCAGGTCAGTACATGTTGCAATCAGACGCAGTCGCATGTAACGCAATCCTCGCAGGCGACACAGCATCAGGATCAACCTGGACAGTCACAGCTGACAACCCAACATCGTTAATCGCAGCGTTGTACGACGCAGCAACCGACATCCTCACCGCAACCAACTTCCTGCCTGACCACATTTTCGTCAGTCCAGACGTATGGAAAAAAATGGGAAGTCAGTTGGACGGAGACAAGCGACCAATTTTCCCATACACCGGCGCAGCAGGACTCATGGGCATCAACGGACTCGGCACAGGCGGCGTAACACAAATGAACACGTTTAACCCATTGGGCTTGAACTTGGTCGTTGACCGCGCATTTGCCGACAACACCATGGTTGTAGCACGTGGATCTGCGATTGAGTTCTACGAGCAAGTTCGTGGAATCATGTCAGTAGAAGTACCTGCAACCTTGGGTCGCACATTCTCCTACTACGGCTACGTCTCAACCTTTATCGCAGACGGCGATCAGGTTAAGTCAATCGCAATCGCCTAGTCGAGAGCGGAGCATCCGCTCATGGCAACATACACGGTTACCAACAAGTACCTAATTGATGACTTCGCCGTACTGCAACTCCTGACCCCCAGCGAGATTGCAGTCGGCCAGTCAATTACGGTCGCAGGCGTTGACGCCACATTTAACGGCACTTACTCGGTGCGCGCATTGCCACAGTATTTGTTTATTGGCGTTGATACCGAAGGCGATCTGCTCTACGACTATCAAATGCCGGTCGCCGATCAAGTGCTTTATGCAAAGACCGCAAGCAATGTTGAGCGTGTCGCCGCGTCTGGCACCGTCTCGTATGACCCAGTTTGCACGTGGGTGACAGCTGCGCAAGTTGCAACATACTTGGGCATCAACATTCCTAACCCGTCAGACGATTACACGTTGCTTACGCAATCTGTGTCAGCTGGCAACCAGTTTGCATATCGAAGGCGTCAGGAATCGGGCTATATCGACTCCCTAACGACCTCTCCAGGCGGTGACGCAACATTAGGCACTTTGATGTATTGCGCCGCTCTATGGCGCTCTAGGGGCTCAATAGAGTCAACCTACGCCACGTTTGACGGCATGGGTTCGGCACCACAGCAAAGCCTAACCCCGATCGTCAAGCAGCTGCTTGGCATCCCACGTCCAGCGGTTGCCTAATGGCTTACACCGACCTGTTTAACGAAGCGATTGATGATGTCACGGCAACGCTGACCGCGGTGACTGGACTCCGTGTAATAAATGATGCAACCAAACTTGTCGCCAACTCGGTTTATTTGGATGCGCCAAACTTTACGACCATTGCAGGTAACGGCAACGTGGTGCGCCTTGAGTTCCCTGTCAAAGTGATCGGCTCGGGCCCAGCAGGTCTGCCGGTACTGCGTCAGATTCTTGGCATTGTTGCAACCGTGCTTGGCTCCAAGATCATTGTAATGGGTGGTCGTCCGTCAAGCCTTGAGATCGGTGGCGCGTTGTATCCGTGCTATGACCTTGATTGCGCTATCCAAGCCCAGACTTCGTAATCCACAACTAAGCAACACAAATCATCTACTATCAGAACATAACCTAAGGAGCATTTATGGCCAGTAGCACTTACCTCTCGAACCCAG